TCCAAACTCACTGCCCGCATGCGCGAGTCCGAGCGCCGTGAGCAGGCAGCCTTGGAGTATGCCCGCGGCTTGAAAAATCAAACAGATCAGCTCCAGCAGAAGCTTGTCCACACGGACTATGGTCGTCTGAACGAGGCCAAGGCCCGTATGGAAGGCCAGCAGACTCAACTGCGTGCAATTATCCGCAAGGCCCGTGAAGAGGGTGACTTTGATACTGAATCCGAAGCTCAGGAGCGTCTTTCTGCTCTGGGCATGGACCAACGTCAAATTGCTGGCATGCTGCAGACGCAACAAGAGCAGATCAAAAACTATCAGGAACCCGTTGAGCAAGTAGCGCCTCAACAGGCCCCGCAGAAGGCTCCACCGAGCCCCAAAGCAGAGAGCTGGGCTGCTCGCAATCCTTGGTTTGGCCAAGATCGCGTGATGACATATGCCGCTTGGGGAATTCACCAAACTCTTGTAGAACAAGAAGGCGTTGACCCAAGCTCAGATGAATACTATACTGAGCTTGATAGTCGGCTCCGGTCAGAGCTGCCGAAAAGATTTGCGGAGGAAACTCCGCAACAAAACAGACAACAGCGTTTCGCACCCGCTGTTGCTCCTGCATCCCGTAGTTCGGGTGTGAGTAGTGTGCGCCGTACTGTCCGGTTATCGCCGAGTCAGATTGCTATTGCCAAGAAGTTGAATGTTCCTCTCGAGGAATATGCGAAATACGTGAAGGAATGACCATGAGCAACACAACCCTTACCATCGATAAATCTCCCCGCGTTTCACGCGAAAAGGAAGTTCGTCGCAAGCCATGGGCACCGCCATCACGTTTGGATGCTCCTCCCGCCCCTGAAGGCTATAAGCACCGCTGGATCCGTTCTGAGATCAACGGTTTTGAAGATAAGCAGCACGTCTATGGACGACTCCGCGAGGGCTATGAACTAGTTCGCGCAGATGAATTGCCAGAAGAGTACCGCAACATGCTTCCTTCACTTGATGAAGGTCGCCATGCGGGTGTTGTGTCTGTAGGCGGCTTAATGCTTGCCCGCATTCCAATCGAAACTGCCAATGAGCGCGATACACACTTCCGCCGTAAGGCACGGGAACAACTTGAAGCTGTAGACAATGAGATGATGCGCGAAAACGCTCACTCTTCGATGCGTATCCAGAACCCCGAGAGGAGTTCTAAAACCACCTTTGGCAACCGTTAAATCGGTTGCTTAACCTTTTAGGAGCTACAAATGGCAAACGTAAATAAGCCTTTTGGTCTGCGCCCTATCGGCAATCTGTCAGCCACTGGCGCTCAAAAGCAGTATGGCTACACGATTGAAGATAATCAGGCCGGAGCAATTTTTCAAGGCGACTTGGTCACCGTCTATGATGGTTACCTCGTCAAATTCATCCCCGGTACCCATACAGCCGCCACTGGCGTCTTCAATGGCTGCAGCTACATCGATCCTACATCGGGCAAGCCGACTTGGAAGAACTACTATCCCGGTAGTGTCAACATCACGACAGGCAGCATCGTTGCCGAAGTGCTGGACGACCCTGCCCAGTTGTTCTTGATCCAAGCCGATGAGTCCGTGACTCAAGCTCAGATCGGTAAAAACGCTGATATCACCGCTTCCACCACTGGTAGCGTTGTCAACGGCATTTCTGCTGCCACACTGGACTCGTCCACCATCACCAACAATGCTGCGTTTAACCTGAAAATTGTCGCGCTGTACGCATCGCCAGACAATTCTTTTGGTGCCAATGCCGTGGTTGTTGTTAAGATTAACGAACACGCCTACGGTAGCGCCGGCGTTGCAGGTCAAGGAGTCTAATCATGGCAATTTCACGTTCCCAACTGGTTAAAGAACTCGAACCCGGTCTGAACGCTCTGTTCGGCATGGAGTACAACCGCTACGAAAACGAACACCGCGAGATCTTCTCTGAAGAGACCTCGGACCGTGCGTTTGAAGAAGAGGTGATGCTCACTGGTTTCGGCGCAGCCCCAACCAAAAATGAGGGCGCTGGCGTGTCTTATGACACTGCTCAGGAATCGTTCACTGCTCGCTACAGCCACGAAACCGTGGCCATGGCATTTGCACTGACCGAAGAGGCTATCGAGGACAACCTGTATGACCGCTTGTCGGCTCGTTACACGAAAGCCTTGGCCCGTTCGATGGCTCACACCAAGCAAGTTAAAGCTGCCTCTGTGCTGAACAATGCGTTCAACACTACCGGTGCCTATAACGGCGGCGACGGCGTGTCCCTGTGCAACACTGCACACCCAACTGCTATGGGTCCTAACTTCAGCAATACCCCAGCTGTCGCTGCTGACTTGAACGAGACTTCTCTCGAACAAGGCATTATCGACATCGCCGGTTTTCTGGACGAGCGTGGCCTTAAGGTTGCTGTGCAAGCACGCAAACTGGTTATTCCTAAGGAACTGCAGTTCACTGCAGAGCGCCTGATGAAGACCACTCTGCGTACGGCTACTGCTGACAATGACATCAACGCCATCAAATCGATGGGCATGGTGCCAGAAGGCTACGCCGTCAACCATTTCCTGACCGACACGGATGCTTGGTTCCTGATGACCGACGCTCCTAACGGCCTGAAAATGTTCAACCGTTCGCCAATCAAAACCGCCTTTGAAGGCGACTTTGACACCGGCAACGTGCGCTACAAAGCACGTGAGCGTTACAGCTTCGGCTGGAGCGATCCACGCGGCATTTACGGCTCCGTCGGTTCGGCATAACCGCTGCCTTCGGGCAGAAGCAAAAAGGGGCCTTCGGGCCCCTTTTTCTTTTTCCCACGCTGTTGTATAGTCAATAAATTCTGCAAAGGGTATGAAATGGCCAAGAAAAAAGGTCCCTCACTGAGCGTGGGTCGCGGCGAAAAGCTGCCGGTGTCCAAGGGGGCCGGTTTGACAGCCAAGGGCCGTGCCAAGTACAACGCTGCCACTGGCAGTAATCTCAAAGCCCCACAGCCTAAAGGCGGGGCCCGCAAGGACTCTTTTTGTGCCCGAATGTCCGGCATGCCCGGGCCCATGGAAGACGAAAAAGGTCGGCCCACACGCAAGGCCGCGGCTCTTAAACGATGGAAGTGCTGATATGGCAACCAAACCAAAATCCAAGTCCACGGTCAACGCTGCTGGCAACTACACAAAGCCTAGTCTTCGCAAGAAGATCGTGAGCCAAGTCAAAGCCGCCGCGACTCAGGGTACGGGAGCTGGAAAATGGTCAGCCCGTAAAGCGCAGCTTGTGGCCAAGAAGTACAAAGCCGCAGGCGGCGGGTACAGGGACTAAAGTGAAAGCACCGCAAAAATCCCTCAAGGACTGGGGCGACCAGAAGTGGCGCACCAAATCTGGCAAACCGTCTTCCAAGACGGGGGAGCGGTACTTGCCTGATGCTGCGATTAAGGCGCTTACACCGGCAGAATATGCAGCGACCACTAAGGCCAAGCGAGCTGGGAAGGCCGCAGGGAAGCAGTTTGTCAAGCAGCCCAAATCAGTGGCCAAAAAAACAGCAGCGTATCGATAGCGGGCCTTAAAAAAGTTGACATGCGGTAAAAATAGCGTATATTTACCGCATCCCGGGCTTTCCGGTGTATCAGACAGTCCCGGCTGACGACATGCAGACTGATACGCCTAACTTGCATGTAAGGAACCAATCATGGCATTGACCACATTCTCCGGCCCAGTCTCCTCCCTCAACGGCTTCATTACCGGAACAGCTTCTTCCCCCATCGTTGAGACCACTGCTGGCAATGTGTCTGAATCGTACGTTACGACTTCTGCTGCTACTGGCGATACCCGTCTGTCTTATCAGCGTTTGGCTTTCACATCCACTGGCTCTGGCGAAACTTACCGTGCCTTGACTCAAGTCACAGGTGCTGGCGCAGCTACCGGCGGTACTGTCAACGGCGCTCATATCAGCTTGAGCATCAACGGTTCTGGCACTATTTCTGGCGCAGGTAACGCTCTTCGCGCTACTTTGGGCGGCACATCCACAACCCCCGGCGGTACATTGGCAGCTATTCAGTTGGACTCCAACTTTGGCGCTGGTGTCACGCTGCCCGCAACGTCTGCGTTCATGCGCGTGACTGATAGCGGCACGGTAAAAGTTGGTTCGTTGCTCAACTTGCCAGCACCCGCATCAGACACAATTTTCCGCGCCAAGGCAGCAGCCGCCGTTACCCACGTTATCAAAATTGTGGCTGCTAACGGTACGCCGTACTACGTCATGGTTTCGGACGCTGTGTAATGCAGATCACCAAGGAATTCTTGGAATCTGAGATTTGTGAACTTGAGACTGAAGCGCAGAAAGCCAAAACCTTTTTGACTCAGGCTCAAGCCACAATCCAAGCATACAAGATGCTGATCAACAGGCTAGACGCCCCAGAACCGGAGCAGCAAAATGGCATTTCTTAGCGACGTTAAAAGCACACGACTGGCTGTCGATGGAACAATTTTCGGTGGCCGTACACGTGTCAAAGGCATCTACATTGTCCCCGCGGCAGGAGTAGGTTCTGTCACCATCAAAGATGGTGGATCAGGGGGCACGACAGTGGCCGTTATCGACATCGCAGCAGGTAGCTCTGTTTATCTGCACTTGCCAGAAGACGGCCTGCTTTGTACGACCAGCTCGTACGCAGATTTGACCGATGTAACTGCAGCAACATTTTTCTACGCTTAAAGGATCTCATCATGAAAAACATGAATATGAACAAGGGCATGAAGTACGCCAAGTCCACTAAAAAGGGCAAGATGGGCGACGACATGCTGAGTATGGATGCCAAGCCAATGAAGAAAATGGGCGGCGGTTCGGCCATCCAGTACGCCTCCGGTGGCTCGGTTCAGTGCCGTGGTAACGGTCTGGCCCGCGGCAAAAAGACCCTGATTCGTTAATTTCAAACAATAGGTGAGCTTCGGCTCACCTAATTTAAAGTGACAAATCATGGAAATGATGATATGGAACATCATTCTTTCTGCATTGGTGGGTCTTACCTTGTTTCTCCTTAAAGGGAAATTTACAGAGATAGATCGACTTGGCATCCTGTTAAACAGGACACGGGAAGAAGTTGCCCGCGATCACATCACCCGCACTGAGTTCAGGGCGGACATGCAGCAGTTGATGGATCGTTTTGACCGTTTAGAACGCAAAATTGATGGGTTATCCACCGGACGAAGGGACAACAATTAAATGCCTACTACTTCCAAAAAGCAGCAGAAGCTAATGCTGGCTGTGGCCAACAGCCCAAAGTTTGCCAAGAAGGTGGGTATTCCTGCCTCCGTTGGCAAAAAAATGGTCAAGGAAGACAAGAAGGTTGGTCGTCTTGAAGGTGGTGGCACGGTCAACCGGGTCGGTGACGCCGTTACTCCTTCTCGCCGGGACCCTGATATTGGCAAGTTGATCAAAGAAACTCCGGTGCCCAAGGAAAAGCAGAAGCCTGTTAAGGGTTTTGCCAGTGGTGGACCCGGGTCTGGTGCCCCTAGCAGCTCGGGCATGTCTCGTCTGCGCCGTTCGAAAATGAAATAAAAATGGCAACTTCAGGCACAGCTACTTTTAACCTTGAGTTCGATGATCTCATCGAGGAGGCATACGAGCGCTGTGGTTTGGAGTCGCGTACTGGCTATGACATGAAGACCGCTCGTCGGTCTTTGAACCTGTTGTTTGCTGAGTGGGCCAACCGTGGCTTGAACCTGTGGACCATTGAGCAGGCTTCCTTGGCCATGATCCCCGGTCAAGCGCAATACAACCTTCCAGCAGACACCATCAATGTACTGTCCGCGGTCATCCGCACCGGCTCTGGCCAGACGCAGCAGGACATCACGATTGATCGCATCAGTCAGAACGAGTACCTGCATTTGCCAAACAAGCTGGTGACTGCTCGCCCTGCCCAATACTATGTGCAGCGCACGGCAACGCCGGTGCTCTTCGTCTATCCAGCCCCTGACACCACGCAGGCATATACGTTTCAGTACTACACCATGCGGCGCATCCAAGACGCGGGCGCGTACACCAACACGGCCGAGGTTGTCTTTCGCTTCCTACCGTGCTTGGTGGCGGGCCTTGCGTACTATCTGGCCCTGAAGAAGATGCCGGAGCGCGTTCCTCTGCTTAAGCAGCTGTACGAGGAGGAATTTGCCCGTGCAGCTATGGAAGACCGTGACACGGCCAGCGTATTCCTAACGCCCAACGTGGGCTACTGATCCGCTATGGCGGGCTACGCTTCTGGCAAATTCTCACTGGCCATATGTGACCAGTGTGGTTTCCAGTACCCGCTCAATATCCTCAAGAAGGAGTGGACAGGCTTTAAGGTCTGCCCGGAGTGCTACGAGCCAAAGCACCCACAGCTCGAACCCAAACGCTCAATCAATGAGCCAATTGCCGTTTATGAGCCGCGTCCTCAGGGCCGCTTGGCAGTGACCATCTACATCGGCATGACGGGGGATGTGCCCTTTGCGTCCATTGGAATGCAGCCCATGCCGCCGGCTAGGTTGTTGACCGCAGGCGGTATGCTTGGAACCTTTACTGTGAGCATCACATGATCACCTCTGGCCTGACTACAAGCTTTAAAAAAGAAATCATGCTGGCTGTGCATGATCTGGACACGGATGTCCTGAAGATGGCCCTGTACACCTCTGCCGCCGATCTGGGGCCTGCTACGACGGTCTACACGGCGTCTGGGGAGTCAACTGGCACTGGGTACACAGCTGGCGGGGAAATCCTCTTAAATGTCACTGTAGATTCAGGCCAGCAGACAGGTTTTGCTTCGTTTGACAATCCAACATGGCCGGGATCGTCTTTGACGGCACGTGGGGCCCTGATCTACAATTCGAGCAAGTCGAATAAATCCATTGCTGTGATCAATTTCGGCACGGATCAGACCACGGTTGCTCAAGCATTCAATGTGGTTCTACCGCCAGATACACCAGAGAGTGCGGCTATCCGCATCTCTTAAGAACGAGGCGAAAATGAATTACGCTGAACTTTGCATCAATATTCAGGATATCTGCGAGAACACGTTCACGGCGCAGCAGTTGGCTATGTTCACCACTCAGGCGGAGCAGCGCATCTACAACATGGTGCAGTTCCCCTCTTTGCGCAAAAACATGACTGGCAACATCCAGTCTGGCAACAAGTACCTTAAAGCGCCGGATGATTTTTTGGCGGTGTATTCCTTGGCCGTCATTGATGCCACCGGGAACTATGAATACCTGTTAAACAAGGATGTCAACTTCATCCGCGCTGTGTACCCCAATCCAACCACAAATGTCGGCATCCCACGGTACTACGCACTGTTTGGTCCCGCAATCGTAGGCAACTCAATCACGGACGAGCTTACGTTCCTCATGGGGCCTACCCCGAATACAACATACACCGTTGAGCTGCATTTCTACTACTACCCCGAGTCGATTACGGTTGCCGCTGATGGGCGCACATGGCTGGGCGACAATTTCGACCCGGTGCTTTTGTATGGAGCATTGGTCGAAGCCGCCACCTTCCTGAAGGGTGAGGCCGACATAGTTGCCTTGTACAACACCAAATACAACGAAGCACTGGCTTTGGCTAAACGTCTGGGTGATGGAATGGAGCGTCAAGACGCCTATCGCTCGGGCCAGTACCGCCAACAGGTGACCTGATGGCTTTTATTTCTTAAAGGGGTTCAAATTGATCACCACGACCAAAGGCGAAATGGACGAATCTTTGCTTGAAAAGCAAGAGGGTTCCGTCGATAATGACAACGAAACAACCACATGGGTGGAGTACTGGTTGGCGGGGGAGCTTGTTCACCGTTCTGTGCATGTGTCCCTCAAGAAAAACGTAAGTTCAGCGGTAGAAGCCGCATCTTTTAATTAAGGAGCCAACCATGGCAAATACCCAAGCAATGACAACGAGCTTCATGGGCGAGTTGATGACCGCAACCCATAACTTTGGCGTAGCACCTATCCGGGCCGCGACAACTGCTGACACGTTCAAAGGCGCGTTGTATCTGACAACAGCCACTGTGAACGCCAGCACCACTGCCTACTCGGTAACCAACGAGGTGTCAGGCACCGGCTACACACCGGGCGGGGTAACGGTTACATTTGGGACAGCCCCAACTGCCACCAACAGCTCTGCAACAGCGGGCGTCGCATTCGTTACGCCTTCAGCCAGCATCACATACACCACGGTGACTTTGGCTACGGCTTTTGACGCAGTGCTGATCTACAACTCGACACAGACGAACAAGGCGGTGAGCGTGCATACCTTCGGATCACAAACAGTGACCGCTGGAACCTTCACGTTGACGATGCCTGCGAACACGACAAGCACTGCGCTGATCCGCTTGGCTACAACCTAACTTGCTCGGGGGTAGCAAATGACTACCGCATGGGGCGAAGGTACATGGGGCGAATATTCTTGGGGCGGCTCCCAGTCGGAGATAGCCGGGAATAGCGCCGCCGGTGCCGTAGGCACGATGACTGCCGAAGCCATCTATGCAGTAGATGCTACAGGGGTTGAGGCTACGGGCGCGGTAGGCACAGTAGGAATGGGCGAGCGCACAGTGGCGCTTACTGGGGTGTTTGCTTCCGGTTTGACAGGAGATGTGGCAGAAACGATCAGTCCTCAGGAGGACGGCGTTATTGCACAGGGGCAGGTTGGCTCAGTTGGCTCGGTGCTGTCGGTAACGCTTACGGGCGTCTTAGCATCTGCCGATGTAGGCAACGTAGACTTTGCGTATGCGGCTTTCTTGTCGGGCGTAGAGGCTCTGGGCAATGCAGGAAATATGCTTGCTGCGCCTATCGGTACAGGTGTGGATGCCGGGGGCCAGATAGGTACTGTAAGCTCGGTCCGCACAGTTGCGTTGACGGGTGTAGGTTTATTGGGCGCGGTGGGTGTTGCTACTCCCGTAGCTGGTCCGACAGAGGACAGCGTGGTGGCGTTTGGTCAGGTTGGCTCGATTGCCTCTACCAGCCGTACGGTGGCATTGAGCGGAGTAGCGGCGCGGGGGCAGGTTGGGACACCAAACTACTTCTATTGGACGACAATAGATGACAGTCAAACCCCGAACTGGCAAAATGTCGAAATGGTTGTGTAAAGGATATTGATATGGCAGTAACAAATTTTACCCCTCTCCTTGGTCTGGCATTGCCAACCACGGGTGATCTATCCGGCACATGGGGCGCTACGGTCAACGATGCAATTACCGACCTGCTTGATGATGCGGTAGCCGGTACGGTAACGCTTTCCTCCGATGCTGATGTCACTCTGAGCACGACCAATGGGGCAGACAACCAAGCACGCAACGCGGTTATCTTGTGGACAGCCAGTAACGGCGCAACCACTCGCAATATCACGGCTCCTGCTCGGAGCAAGGCGTATGTGGTCATCAACTCCGGCACAGGCCCCATCGTCATCCGCGGCGCAGGTCCAACAACGGGCATTACGGTTGCTGCGGGGGACAAGGCACTGGTAGCATGGAACGGCTCTGATTTTGTACGTGTAGGCGCATCGGCCGGTGGTTCCAGCACACAGGTTCAGTTCAACAGTAGCGGTAACTTGGCAGGCTCTGCCAATTTGACGTTTGACGGTACGACTCTGACGGCCAATGACATTATTGATTCGTCGCTGACAGCCAACAAGCCGGTGTTTACCAATGGCAGCAAAAATCTTGTGTCCACGGGCACACTGGGCGTTGACCAAGGCGGTACAAGTCTTACCACCCTGACACTTAACAATGTCATCTTGGGCAACGGCACATCAGCGCCTTTGTTTGTCGCTCCCGGAACAAGCGGTAATGTGCTGACTTCAGACGGCACGACTTGGGCATCTACCACACCGGCGGCAAGCGGGGCCAGCAAGGGTCAAGCAATCGCTTTTTCGATCATCTTTGGTCTGTAAGGAATCATCATGGCAAATCCCAACATAGTGAACGTAACCGCCATTCTTGGCACAACAACGTACCTCACGCCCGGTGGCACCGCCGCACTTGTCTTGCTGCCTAATGCGGCTGCGTCTAATCTGGTCTTTAAGATCAATCAGATCGTGGTGTCAAACACTACGGCTTCTGCGGCTAACGCTACGGTGTCAATCTACACCAACGGCGCTGTGGCCCAAGGCAGCGCTCCTTCAAGCGGTACGGCATACCCGATTGTCTCAACGGTGTCAGTCCCGGCTAATGCCTCCCTGATTGCTATGGACAAGACCACATCGGTGTATCTGATGGAGGGTACGTCAATTACGGTAACTTCGGGTACAACAAGTGCGCTGACCTTCAGTATCTCTTACGAATCTATCGCAAGTTGAGGGGTAACCCATGTCGATGCGCTATCAGGCTGGTATTGTTTTGCCGGGGTATAACCCCCTGCTGGTTCCCAACGCACCCACGATTGGTACGGCTACGGCGGGGACTGCTTCCGCGTCTGTAACTTTTACCGCACCTGCTGATATTGGTGGTGGCGCTATTACTGGGTACTCAGTTGTCTCAACGCCTGAGGGGGTAATTGGGACGGGCGCATCTTCGCCTATTACGGTAAGCGGCTTGACCAACGGAACGGCTTATACATTCAAGGTGTTTGCGACCAATGCTTATGGCCCCAGCCCCTTGAGCGCGGCGAGTAATTCTGCAACGCCTATTCCGGCAATTGGCTCAGCTTATGGGGGCGGCTTCTTTGCAGGTCAAATTGGAACTTCAAGTGTTGCCACTCATAACCTTGTAATTGGCCCAGTGGCGTCTGCACAAGATGCAAGCATACAATATAAGACTTCAAACACTAGTACAGCAGGCACAACTTCAGATATTGACGGGCCGACCAATAGCTCAAATATGAATAACGCCAGCCATCCAGCGGCTCAATTCTGTGAAGGTTTAAGTATTGGTGGTTTTTCTGACTGGTACATGCCCGCTAAGAATGAGCTTGAGGTATGCTATTACAGCCTAAAACCAACAACGACAAGTAACAACGGTGGTGCATCCTCGGGCGTCAACCCCAACGCTGTTCCAGCAAGAGCCAGTAATTACACGGCTGGAACACCAGCACAAACTTCAGCGGCAGCTTTTCAAACAGGCAACGCAGAGGCGTTTACGGCTGGCAATTACTGGTCTAGTACTGAAAAATTAGGTTTGTACGCATGGAGGCAAAACTTCAGTAACGGCTATCAGGGCTACAGCGGTAAGAGTACTACGTTAAGTGTCCGCGCCATCCGCCGCGTAGCAGTTTAAGGAAACGTATGCCTAATTTTTCTGGAATCTGGACAGTTACTCAGCAGATGCAAGCTAAGGGTCAGAGCATTTGGCCCGCAGTGCCGGGTGCGCCTACGATTGGCACTGCTACAAGTCCTACCCCTACTACAGCTTCTGTTCCGTTTACAGCCCCTGCAAATACTGGTTACCCCGCAACCATCACAGGTTACACAGCAACATCCAGCCCCGGCGGACTTACTGGTACGGGTACATCTCCAATCACAGTAACAGGCTTAACAACAGGCACGACATATACATTTACAGTAACAGCCACAAATGCAACAGGAACCGGGCCAGCAAGTGCTGCAAGTAATAGTGTCACTCCGCTGCCAGCAATAGGCGATGCCTTTGGTGGTGGTTTCTTTGCAGGACAAATCTCAACCGCTGCTAACGGCATAGCAGATTACAACCTTGTAGTCGGCCCGTTGTCCTCGGCACAAAATGCAAGCGTGCGATGGAAAACCTCAAACACATCAACTGCGGGTACATCCTCGGTTATTGATGGGCCTACCAATAGCTCAAACATGAACAATGCCAGCCACCCTGCTGCGCAGTTCTGCGAAGGATTAACCATTGGTGGTTTCTCCGACTGGTATATGCCTGCAAAGAATGAGCTTGAGGTCTGTTATTTTAATTTGAAGCCAACAACGGCAAGCAATAATACATCCTCAGGTACAAACACCAACGCCGTACCAAGCAGAGGCTCAAACTATACAAGTGGAACACCTGCTCAAACCTCAGCAGCGGCATTTATAATTTCTACTGGTGCGGAAGCGTTCGCAGTGGCCGCTTATTGGTCTAGTACTGAGGCTTCTGCAACAGAAGCATGGAACCAGTTCTTCGCTAGCGGCAATCAGGGCTACCCCCCTAAGGCCAGTTTTTACCGTGTCCGAGCCATTCGCAGAGTTGCAGTTTAATTCTCAAGGAAGACCAAAATGCACATAGTAGTCACCGAAGTTGACCACA